AACAGTTGAAACATCAGCAACTGATTTAAGATTTGTAGGTAAAAATTATGCTGGATATGGCGAAATTCTAAACGAAAACTTCTTACACCTACTTGAAAGTTTTAGAGGAGATACACAACCTCGTAAAAGCATTCCTGGACAGTTATGGTACGATGATCTAAATAATAAAATTAAATTTAGAAGTAGCGACAATCAATGGCGTAGTTTATCTATCCTTGATTCAAGTTCAACACCACCTACTGGATTACAAAATAAAGATTTGGGTAATCTTTGGTATGATAATACTTCTGGACAAATTAGTGTTTGGAACGGAACAGACTTTGAACTTATTGGTCCAGAAAGAGCAGAAGGTTTTGATGAAACCAAACTAACTTCGACGCTAATTAGAGATGATAGTAACATTGCTCATGCTATTGTAAAACTTGTAATTGATAACACAGTAGTTGGTATAATTTCGGATGATGATTTTATAATCGGTACTATCGAAAGTATTCCAGGATTTACAAACATTAAAAAAGGTATTACATTAGTTAATACAGGTACAGACGGCGTTACCACAGGTGATCATCGTTTTTGGGGTACTGCTGGAGATACAAAAAGATTTACTGGATTAGATATTAGTAATTTTGTTCTTAGAGCACCAGGTGGTTCAACTTATGACGATGCTGGTTTAACTGTTGGAACAGATGGCGATTTGAGAATTGCTATTGATAATGGTGACGAAGCAGTAATCGAAAACAGTTTAGGTAACACACTAAGAGTTAGAATTAAAACAGGAACCACAGACGACGATGTTGCTGTATTTTCAAATGTAGGATTTTTACCTGGAACAACAGAAAGATATAATATTGGTTCGAGTGGAAAAAAATATAGAGAAATACATTCTAGAGAAATATATGCTGATTCAGTTGACGCAACACTAAATGGTAATGTAGTTAGCGATAGCGGACTAACATTGGCCAACAAGTTAACTGATGAATTAAATGGTACATTAATCGGCGATCTAAAAGGTAATATTTTAGATAGTGCTAACAACTATGTTTACGAAGCAAGTACAAAAACATTTACTGGTACTAATGCTACAATAACAAATATAAATTCAGATACACTTACAGTCGTTAATAGAGTAGTTGGTGACTTTAAGGGAGATATTTTCGCAACTGATGATAGTATTGCTTACAATGGTAATACAAAAGATTGGTACGGTACATTTAACGGTAACGCAGATACTGCTTCAAGATTAGCAGGTACAGCACAAATAAATGGAGTTGTTTTTGACGGAAGTCAAAATATAACTGTTGTTGATAGTACTAAAGTTTCTAAGTCTGGCGATACTATGGTTGGAAATTTAACAATCACAGCACAGCCTACATTGAATGATCATGCGGCAACTGTACAGTATGTTAATACAGCAATTAGAAGTAGAACAATTTTCTTAAGTTTAGATACCAGAGGATTAAGTGAAACAGGATCGGGTAACGGATCAGTAGCATCATTGCTTAATACTCTTGCTCCAGTAAGTAATTTCGAAGTTGGAACAAGAGCGCATGTAGCAAGTACAAGTCAAAATGTTTCATCAATAGGTACTTTAGGATATAGTAGTTGGATTGGTAGAACTTTTGTTAGTAGTGTAACTGTTACAACAACTGTAAACAATCCTACTAGAAATAATAATTTAATTTACGAAGTTAATCAAGCGGGGAATAGTTGGATATATGTCTCAGGTTAATCTTATAGAAAATTATTGTTCAAATCCAACTGAAATAGTTGAACTTGCTGAAAAGTATTCAGACAAATTTTCAATGAGATCAGATGGAGACGCTTTTGAATTCAAAACAAAGTATGGTGTAAGTAATATGAAAAGTATGTTTCATACACACATGCCAGATGAATTAATGGACGCAATTTGGAAAACAATTCCTGAAGACAAAACATTTGTTGAAAGTGTTACACTTAATAGATATGATCCAGGCGACTACTTGCCACGACATAAAGACTCAATCGGAAGTTATTGGAAATTTAAATTAGTATTCTTACAAAGTGATAAACCTCACTTTAAATGGTATGATAATAATGGCGATGGTCATTTAGTTGAAGAAATACCTGGTGCTGTTGTTGATATGCCTATAGATTTAGAACATGAAGTAACAGAAATAGGACAAGATGAAAAGCCAAAGTATAGTTTAGTACTGGCATGGGGAGCATAATATGGCAATAGAAACTAAAAAATTAATCTTTATGAAGTCTAATGGTGTTCTTGTTGCCATGATGGAAAATGATCAAGACACTTCTTACGTTGACTTAGAAAAGTTTAATATTAAAGTAGTTGAAATGGATTCCGATAATGGAGATTATTGGCATGGAGATTACGACACAGGAACGATTCAAAGCAGAACAGAGAAGCCATTAGTTAATGAAGCAACTTTAAAATATAATACTAATGTAAAAATACTCGAAGAATACCCAATTCATAAGCAGTTGAATATTATTATTGAAATGTTAGACGCATCTGATGTGCCTAACACTGATGAATTTACAGCAATGAAAGCATTTATTGATGCTGCAAAAGCTAATTTAGATGAAAAAATCACAGCATACTCAACAAACAGCGATGCTTATACATTTGTATCAGTAGATGATGATAAAGCACAAGCTGAAGCGGTAAAGACGTTTGAATAAATACGTATAGAGCGGGAAAAACATGGCATATCAAGTAGACAAATACAACGGAACATTTTTAGTAAGCGTAGCAGACGGTACTATTGACACTACAACTGATATTAAATTAGTTGGAAGGAACTATAGCGGCTATGGTGAAGTACAAAATGAAAACTTTTTACACCTACTTGAAAGTTTTTCTAATAGTGTACAACCAGAAAAACCAATTCAAGGTCAAGTTTGGTTTGATACAGATAGTTTAAAACTTAAATTTTATGATGGACAGCGATTTAGAACAGCAAGTGGAGCTGAAATAGGAGCTAGTCCACCGGTTGGACTATCACAAGGTGATCTTTGGTTTGATAGCCAAACAAATCAGTTGAGTGCTTGGAATGGTTCTAACTTTGTTTTAATTGGACCACAAAGTGCTCCAGGTTTTGGTACTTCACAAATTGTTACAGAAGTAGTAAAAGATACAAATAATACTTCTCATGTTATTCTACGTGCTGTTGTTGGCGGAATTACTACTGCTGTGTTTAGTAATGATGACGATTTTACACTTAGCAGTGATAATACACTAGCAGGTTTTAGTGAAACAGGACGTCAAGTTAAAAAAGGTATTACACTAAACAGCGTTAACGGTACAACTGGTATTAGTGATAGTGCTGGTTTTAGATTTTTTGGTACAGCAAGTAACGCAGAAAAACTTGGAGGACTAGATCAAACACGTTTTGTTAGAACAGACGGAACTGAAGGCTTTACAACAGAACAATCATTTGCTGATGTTGGTTTTACAGTTGGTAATCCAGTTAAAGCACTTAAAATTTATATTAATAGTGATCAAAACCCAGCACTTGAAAATCAAGTTAATGGTAAAATTACTATTAGTTCAAGTAATCCTAGTCAACCAACTGATAAACTTGACTTTTTAACATTTAGTAGAGAACAGGCATTTACTACAGACACAGATAGTTTTAATACTATCTATCCAGGAGCAACTGGAGTAGTTAATCTTGGACTCGAGTCACGCAAATTTAAAAATATTTGGTCAGAAAATCTAAAAGGTGAACTTGTAGGTAATGTACATGGAGATGTAATTGGTGATGTTACCGGAGATCTTTATGCTCAAACAAGCCCAACTACTACAATTAAAATTTTCGATCAAGCAACCAGAGAGTTTACAGCACAAAAATTCACAGGACAGTTTGTTGGATCACTAGACGGACTTGCCGCTGAAGCGGTTACCGCAAACAAAGTAATTAATTTAAACCCAAGTGAGACACATACTCCAGGTTTTGCTACTATTCCAATTAGAAGTTCAGCAGGAACAATTACTGCTGACTTGTTTGATGGCCAATCAACAGATACACAAAGCGTTAACGGTAAAATATTAGATGTCAATAAAACACCTGACACTATTGTATTACGTAGTGGCGGCGGAGATGTAGATGCTAGATATTTTAATGGTACTGCTACATCTGCTCAGTACGCCGACTTAGCAGAAAAATATACAACTGATGAAGATTATCCAATCGGAACTGTAATGATGGTTGGAACAGGAGATAGTGAAGCAGTTTCATGTATCGAAACTGGTTTTCCAATTGGTGTTATATCAGCAGAGCCTGCTTACTTAATGAATAGTGATATTGATGGCCAAGCAATTGGTTTAAAAGGACGTGTTCCTGTTAGAGTCATTGGACCAGTAACCAAAGGACAACCATTATATGTTGCCGGTAACGGTGTTGCCAAATATTCATCGGTGCTTTTACATTATCAAATGGTAGGTGTGGCGTTGGAAAGTGATTCAAACGAAAATGAAAAATTAGTTGAGTGTGTTCTCAAAGTATAAATATACGCATATAACGAGGAATTTAAATGGCCGCACAATTTGACCCTATACTTTATTCAGACTGGGACGCAATGCAAAGCGTTGTGTATGCCCAGCTAGGACCATTACAAGAATTTGCTGGTTCTCCTGGTGTATATGTTGAAGGTACAGGCTATGGACTTCCAGAATCTGAGCTACAAAGTAAGCCTTATCCTTTTACTAGAAATATTGTACAAATTAGTTCAGAAGCACAAGCACAGATTAATTTTGCTAACGATCATCATTTAATTGTTGGTGAAGTAATTTACTTTAATAATTTCAGTAATAGCTGGGGCAATGAACCTATTGCCAATAACTTTGCTACAGTTCAAACAGTTTTAGATTCTACAAGAATAATCGTCGACTTTAATACATTTGGTTATACACCTTGGGCTATCAATGATACTGCTGACGCTGTTCAGTTTATGATTAGCGCCAATCAATTTGAAAATTTAAGAGTTGATATGGCAAAAGTAGTACAGCATATTACAGGTGCTCCTCCAGGACCTGGAAACTTTTTACCTGGCGGAGAAGCAACAAACATTTCAACACCTGTAAAAGGCGACATCATTTATCACAGCGTATATGAGCCTTTTTATACTGTGGCAACAGCAGTTGATAATTACAAATTTATTAATTTAGAAAACACATTAATTTCACCCACGCTACCTTCAAACGTTGTTAATACAAACGATTGGAATGGAATCACAGATTTAGAATTTAGTATTACATGGTCTGGTACAGACGGTTATGATTTTGTACAGTTCTTTAACACTGGTGGACTTCTTAAACTTGACATGTTAAATCTTGCGTCATCGGTCGTAGGTAACGCAAATAACGATAATGTTCAAAACTTGAATAGACACTGGCGAGATCTATTACAATCAGTATTTCCGTTATGGGTCGGAGCCAGAGGCAAAACAGCAATGGGTCTAGCAAGTGATCCTAGAAAAATTTCTACAATTGGAGCATTTGATGCTTTAGGTGTTTATGCTACGATTTTCAGTGCTCAAGGTACTTCGATTAATGGTTACGGGTCTGCTTACGATGATCATAGTGTTGTTGTTGAGATGAAACAAACAGTAAATCAAAAAAATCTAGTATTTAAAATAACACTAACAGACACTTCAAGTACAAACGCTTATGCTCGCCGCGTTGATATTGATAGAAATTTTGAATTAACATTCCAACATACAACTGGTGCTGTAACATTAGCATCTACACCAGTTAACTATACAATATCTATCCTTAACTCCTGGTAATCTAGAACCAATAATCATTATAGTAGCATATTTTTAGCATAACTAATAGTATATGTTAAAGGTATGGTATGAATAAAGAATCTATCCAAAGAATCATCGAAACTTCAGATAAGTTAAGAACTTTAAATTCTCAAAAACTTCGAGCAAAAGAAAGATTCCAATCCAATTCTATTTTGGGTTATGAAGGCGGTTTATTTAAAGTCGATACTGATCTGCTAGTATATGTAAATTATCTACTTCAACAAGGTAAAGGTTCTGATACTGTTATTATTGATTCTAACGAAAATCCAATACTTATAAAAAGTGTAAAGGATTTTAATAATGCTATACAAGACAAATACTTTACTGCTATAGACATTTATTATAATGATATTAAAGAACTTGAATTATTAAAGAAAAGTACAGCCAGATATCTTGATTTGGAGATATAATGACTCAAGGATTTTTATTGTTTGCTCATAACAATGGCGTAATTGATTATGTTAAATTAGCACGTATATGTGCTAAAAGAATCAAAAAAATATTACATAAAAGTGTTACTCTTGTAACTGACTCTCCTGTTGATTTTCCAGAATTTGATAATGTAATTACTGTTGATATTGATAAGAGTAATAAGAGAAATATCGATAGTGTTATACAACCGTTTTATAATATTTCTAGATTAGATAGTTTTAGACTTTCGCCTTACGATGAAACTATTGTAATTGATGTTGATTACATTGTAAACAGCGATACACTTAATCAATATTTTAATAATACAGAAAGTTTTTTGATGGGAGAAGGAGTTTATAATCTACACAATTATGAAACTGACGAAATACCCATGCTTGGAATGAGTATGAAATGGGCAACAACATTATATTTTAAAAAGGATTATGTTGCTGAAACTATTTTTAATCAAGCAAAACTAATAAAAGAAAATTATAACTTTTATAGAGAGTTATATAAATTTAAAGCATCAAACTATAGAAATGATTATGCGTTTACAATAGCTGAACATATAGTTAAAGGTTTAAACAGTTCTGATTCTCTACCTAAAATAAATTTTCTTGAACTAACTACAGATGAAATATTACATACTGACGGAGAGCGTTTTGTCTGTTTAGTTAATCACCAACCTATGGTTTTTAAAAATGTTGATCTTCATTTTTTTAATAAAAAGACAATATTAGATTTTGAAAAGGAACTATCATGAAAGATTTTGGTTACCTTTTAATTGTTAATAATGACACAAAAAACATTTATCATAGAATGGCCTATGTTTTAGCAACAAGTATTAAAAAGACCCAACCTAAAGGATATGATACCGTTTGTTTAATAACAGACAGAAGAAACTTAGATAGTAGTTTTGTTTTTGATAAGATCATTGTTAATGATGATTTTAAAGGATGGGATCAGAGAAATTATATGAATCTACAGACACCATATAAACATACAGTTTGTTTAGATGTTGATATGATATTTACTAGGGACATTAGTCATTGGATTGATTTTTTTGTTACAAAAACAAATGGATTATTTGTTACTAATAAAGTTTTAAAATATAACGGAACTAAATTAACAAGTTTAAAATGCCGTCCTGGATATATTGAAAATGATTTGCCTATATTGTATAGCGGTTTTACATATTTCAATAAAGAATCTGGTACAACACAAAAATTTTTTAATTTAGTACAGTTAATTACTGAAAATAAAGAAAAGTTTCGTAATTTATATATGAGTAAAAAGTATCCCCCTGAGATAGGAACAGATGAAGCATTTAGTATAGCATCTAATATTTTAGGAATTGATTACTTAGATATTCCATTTCCAAGGTTTGTACATTTAAAGTCTGAATTACAAGATGTAGGTATCACATCTATTAGTCAAGATCTAGGTTACTATATAGATGACAGAGCTAATATTACTATAGGAAATTTTGCTCAGAACGATATAATTCATTATTCGGAGAAAGACTTTCCGCTCGATGTTATACAGGCTGTTTATAAAGGTTTGTTCTTAGAAGGTATAAAAGATGTATAAAATTTTTTATGACGATAGTGGTAATATATGGGAATATACAAAAGTAATGTCCCATGAGAACAATCAATTAAATTCTGCTATTGTTCCTGATGATCTATCGAGTATATTTGATGATATAACCATAGGAAAATACAGTGTTAAAAAATTTAAAGTTGATATAGATAGTAAAGAGTTTTTATTAATTGATTTATATCCGTCTGTAAAAGACGAAGATGTATTTTTAAATAAATTAGTAGAAATAAATTATAATCAAAATAATACAGATTTAGCCATTACTATTAAAACTATTAACTCTAAGCCACATATTCTAATTGAGGGCAAACATGATCAAGATAGAAAGTTTGATATAATGATGACAAGAAAAAAGAATATTAATTTTTTATATCAAAACTTTGAGTGTGAAACAAATAAGTCAAATGTATTTGAAGTTGATCAAATAGATTATAGAGATATTTTTAGTGGAAATTTTTCACTGTATTATAAGAAAATCTATTCTAGCGCAGGATACACAATATTATGAAGATAGAAGATATTGATATTATTTTTATTAGTTATGACGAACCTAATGCCGAAGAAAATTGGGCAAAGTTGAAAAATATGGTTCCTTGGGCAAAACGTATTCACGGAGTAAAAGGTAGTGATAATGCACATAAAGAAGCCGCAAGACAAGCCGAAACAGATTGGTTTGTTAGTGTTGATGGTGATAATGAAATAGATCCTGTATTTCTTAAAATAGAAATTAATGAAATACCGGAAATTACTTGTTATAGTTGGTGCGGAAAAAATAATATTAATGGATTAATTTACGGCAACGGTGGATTAAAAGTTTGGAATACAAATTTTGTAAAACATATGAAAACACATGAAGCCGCTGTAGACGATAGAGCACAAGTTGACTTTTGTTGGGAAAAAGGATATCAAAATTTTCCTGAATCGTTTAGTACTACTGTGATTAACAAAACGCCACAACAAGCATGGAGAGCAGGTTTTCGAGAGGGTGTTAAAATGCTAACAGTGCGCGGTGTTTTACCACCAATTGATAAAATAAGACAAGATGTATACTGGCATAACTTACACAGATTAAGGATATGGTGTTCAGTTGGAAGTCATGTGGAAAACGGAGTTTTTTCTATTCTTGGTGCTAGAATGGGAGCATTGATGTCGTACAGCGATTGGAATTATATTAATGTGCGAGATTTTAGCGAACTAGATAAAATTTACAACAAAGAAGTTAAAGGTATGGAAAGCCACGATGTTGTTTTTAAAATCAAAAAGTTAGGAAATGAATTGAGAGAAAAACTTGGTTTTCATTGGGCATATTTTGACGAAGAACAAAGTCTTCATATGGTTGATTTATATCAAGAGGCAATTGACTTAGGAAAATCTTATTATAACAAGGATCAGATATGGACAAGTGGTTCTTAGTATACGACGATCCTTTTGCTGATAAAAACTTTTCAAAAGCAAAAGAAAAGTTGCCAACTTTAAAAAAGATTGTATCTGGTAAAGGAATACATGACAGTCATAAACATTGTGCTGAACAAAGTTTAACTAATAGATTTATTGTTCTTGATGCTGATTGTGAATTGTTAGAAAACTTTTCTTATACAACTTTTTTAAATGAACTAACAGACGAATCAAAAGTTTTTGTTTTTAGAGCAGTAAACCCTATAAATGATTTAGTATACGGACATGGCGGAATTAAAGTGTTTGATCGTAGATTGTTTAAAAATAATAATGCTGTCGACATGACCACTGCTTTTGATATTGTTCCTGTAAATTATGTTACAAATATACACAGATTTAACAGTACTCCTTTTCATACTTGGCGTACTGCTTTTAGAGAATGTACTAAATTATCAAGCGGAACAGTTAAACTGAGAAATACAAAAGACGACGAATATAGATTAACCGTTTGGTGTGAAAAATTTAATAATGTTGAAAATGCTGAATATGCTAAACTAGGGGCAATCGCTGGTAGAGAATACGGATTTAAGAATAAAGATCTACAACAGATAAACAACTTTAGTTGGCTAAAAGAAAAGTTTGAGGAAACTAAAAATGTTTTGGAAACCTGATCCAAATAAAAAATATAAGAAAATATGTTCCAAAATTGGAAAGGGTTTCTGTACGGCTAAATGGAACCATGTAAGTATACATTTACATACAGGTGACAATCATAGTTGCTATCATCCAAGCATGCACAAAGTTAGTTTAGAAGAACTAAAAGAAAATCCTAGCGCATTACATAACAGCAAATACAAAAAAGAACAACGTAAAATGATGTTAAATGATGAGAGACCGCCTGAATGTAGTTATTGCTGGGCACTAGAAGATTCAGGTTCGTTAAGTGATAGGCATTTTCGTAGTGCTGAGTTTGAGGAAATAGAAAAAGGCACAATAGATAAAATTAAATCAATGCCATGGGATGCCGACGTAGCGCCAAAGTATCTCGAAGTCAATTTTGGTAATGAATGCCAAATGAAATGTAGTTATTGTACTCCTAGTATTAGCAGTGCCTGGGAAAACGAATTTAATAAATTTGGAGATTATCCATTATTACAAGAGCGTAATAAAAGACAATATCATGCTAATAATAAAAATCGTGAACAATGGATTTATAAAGAAAAAGATAATCCTTATATTGAAGCATTTTGGAAATGGTTTCCAGAGATATATCCTCAACTACACACTTTACGTGTAACAGGCGGTGAACCATTATTAAGCAGTAATGTATTCAAAGTAATGGATTATATGGAAAAGAATCCTAATCCAAAATTAGAATTTAGCGTAAACACCAATATGTGTGTCCCTCAAAGAAATCTTAATAAGTTTATAAACAAAGTTACTGTATTAACACAGCATAAAAAAATAGATAGAGTACAACTGTTTACTAGTATTGATACCTGGGGAGAACAAGCAGAATATATAAGAAATGGAATGAATTTGGATTTATGGGAGAAGAACGTTGATACGTTTATGAATGCTGTTCCTAACGCACAATGTGGACTCATGATCACCGTAAATTTCATGTCTGTGCACCGTTTTAAGGGTCTACTAGCGCGGATATTAGAGTGGAAGCGTAAGTATAACACCTTAACGCATAATCGCTTTACAATAGACACTCCTTACTTGCTAGAGCCCGAACATTTAAGTTTACAAATTTTGGATGATGAACATTTGGATGTTATGTACGATTGTTTAGATTTTATGAAGGAAAATACCAAAAATTGGAACTTTAATTACTTTAGTGATACTGATGTAACTAAATGGGAACGTGTTATAAAATGGGTTGAAAGTAATCGATTTACAGGAGATCGTTTATTAGAAAATAGGGTCGATTTTTGGAAGTTTGTTGATGAGCATGATAAAAGACGAGGAACGAATTTTTTAAAAACGTTCCCCGAGTTGACAGAATTTTACAATAAATGTATTAGCCACTCAATTCCTTTGCCAGCGGAAAAATCTTAGAAATAACTTCAGCACAAGCATGGGCAATTTCCATGTGTTCTTTTTGTGTTCCGTTTGCTCCACGTAATTCAATATAGTGAATCCAACTGCGTAAAGTACCGTTCATGTACAACCGTGTCTTAGTACAACCTTCTGGTAGTACAGCACGAGCTTGTTCTTTAGCAATACCATTTTCTATAGCCCATTCATATGCTTCTTTAGCGGCATCAATCACTTTTTGTTGCTGTGATTCCCAATCGTTGATTAGATTCATATCTTGTTGTGTAATACCTAGTTCAATTGAATTTTGTCTATTTTTGGTATCTTGTAGTCTTGCTTCACGCAAAACAAACTGGTTGCCGAACTCTGCTGGATCAGCATAGCGTTGGCTGAACTCTTGGAAGCTGAAACTACGATGTCGCACAATTTGATGTGCTATATCACGTGTAGTATTAATTTCTAAACAAGCACTAACCATTTCTAATGGAGACCAGTGTGCGTGTTTAATCAAGTACTTAATTAGTTTTTCGCTTGTTTCTTTATTCATTTGGTTGCTTGGATTAGAAACCCTAGCACAAAAAGCAATAAGTTCTTGACAATCATCAAGTCCCTCTTCTGGTGCTGTTGAATACGAAATTAATTTTACTTGTGTCATTCGTCCCTCATTATATTTTTTGTTTGATCTTCTATATCTTTTTTTAATTTCTGTACGTCGATGTTGAAATTGATTGATTTTACTTCGGTTGATATTTCTTTTAAGGCTGACGTTAACTTAGCAATTACCTCTTGTTCACTAGAAAACGGTAGTTGCTCAGTTATGTCAACCTCCCATATACGACCATCACCGAACTTAATTTCAACACCGTGAATATACCTTAACGGCATACTATTCATATAAATGTGTTCGAAAACTTCCGGCCAGTGTTTAATAAAATCTTCTGGCGGGCGGTAAGGTTTTCTTTTAGACACTTACATCAACTTCTGATTTTTTAGCAGTCTTTTTCTTTGTTGGTACAAGTTCTTCTGCTTGACGTCTTAACTGAGCCGCTTCTTTGCTCAATCTATCTGCTTGAGAGCGATATGATCTTGCTAGATCTTCGTCAGTCAAAGGTTGATTTGGGTCTTGCTTCACTTCAGTTGGTGCTGGTTCAGCAGTAGCAGTTGGCATTTCTTTAGCAGTAGCAACAGTTTCTTCTGTTTCAGTAACTGCTAATTGATCAACTGTAATTCCTTTCTGTTCAGCAATCATTTGATTTAGTTCAGACAATACAACAGTATCTGAATTAGTAGGAGTCATAATAACTTCAGTTGTTCCTACTTTTTTCAATCTACCGTCGGTATGTAGTGCCATAAGCATTTGTCTACCGTCTGGAAAATAGCGTCTTGAAAGTACATCAGCAAGTTCATTTGCTGTTTGTGCTTGGTTGCTTTCAACAACTTTCATAATTTCGTCGTGTTGCGCATCAGTTAAACGAGCAACATCAACAACAAGAGCGTTATCTGATTCTCCAGGTAGCGTACGATATGCGACTAGTACTTTCGCATTGTTGTTTTTCATTTTACCTGTATGTTTTAAAGCCATAACTTTCTCCTTATTGCGCAGGTTGTTGCGCAGGTTGTTCTGTTTTTGGTTCTGTTTGCGCAGGTTGTTGCGCATTTTCACCCTCTGGTTGCTTAGGTGTAACTGATTCTAAGAAAGAATTCAATTTATTAAACACCTTACCTACTGCTTCTAGTTCGTTTGCTCTAAAAGCACCGCGAGTTGATGCTACATCAATAATAGTTTTAATAGCATTCAAGTCGTTAATTGTAAGTTCGGCAGGAGCTGGTGCTTCAGCAGTTTGTCCGGACTCTACATTTTTAGTTTCTTCTGTCATTTTTATCTCCTTGTATATGGACAGGCTAACGTAAAATACGTTAACTCTTTTTCATCTTCAAAACCAACAGCGGTTCTAGTGCCTGTTGATTCTTCTTTATGAATTAAACAATATCTTCCTTTAAGTTTATATTCGATCCAATCTTCGAGTGAGTTATCCCACAACCATTCATTAGATCCAAGTGTAAACATATGAAAATGAGGTGGCGCCCATTTTAGTTTACGCTTTTTCAAAATACTTAATGGTGAAATGTCTAACATAGTGTTGTATTTAAATAATAGCAGTTTATAATCCGTTAATCCTGGATCATGCGTTGTCGTAATGCTCTTGTATATCCAAACTTTTTAACATCACCGCTGAACAAGTATAGTTCAAATGCGGCTCTTTCGGAAAAAACTGTAATATCCTTTTTGGTTATGTAATATGGTGATTCGATAAATTTATCTAACCAAATTAAAATTTGTGGGGTTATAGTAAACTTTCCTGGAAATTTCACTTGGTATGATTTTAGTTTAGCATCATTAGTAACAAAGTCAAGTCCTTTTTCGGTTAATCTTAATCCACCCGAATCTTTAGCCCTGATATTATACCACCATTCTGTAATTTTTTCTTTTATCAATGATTCTGTTGGAGTTATATCTGCGGCTTGTAAAAATTTTGCTGTGTAATCATCTTTACTGATCATCACCTTTTAGTACTTCACCTTTTGTTAATTTTACAACTTCGAAACTTTCTGTTTTAAACATTCTATTCAATTTTCTAGCCAAATTATGCGCATGACCTGGATTTGAAAAACTTACTTTCTTATACTTTGGTCCAGGGTAGCTTGTAACAAGACTGCCGCTCTTTAAATTGAAAGGAGAACCGTCGTAAAACACCGCCCAGATTGCTTCTGCTTCTAGAATCTGTTCTACTTTATATGTGTCTTTGTTAGCAAACTCTAACAAGACTTTTGGCTTTGGTCTACTCATATACGTAATCCTTTTAATTAAATACGCATATATTTATCTTATTAAAACTCCCCGCCGTCCATCTTGACATCAATAGATTGTTCTGCTACTGATAGATTGTTTATTTTAGTGCTTATTTCGCTTATAGTTTGTGATAATTTAGAAGAAATTAGAGCCAAATCGTATGCTAGTTCTTTTCCTTCTTGAAGTGTGATTTTAATTTCTTTTTGATTGGCTTTTTCAGCAGTTCTAATACGTTGTACTAGTTTTTCAATGCTAGGAACTCTATCTGGTAAGTTACTCATTTTGAAACCTTTGAAAGCATAGATCTCATTTCCATTTCAGTTTTAAATGGACCTTTGAAATCATATCTTTGTAATGTAATAAGTTTAGGGCAAAAACTTTTAACCCAACCTTTATCAAAACGAATAGTATAGTAACCAGCACAATATAAACTTTTTGAATCTTTGCTTTTTGTAAACAAAGGTAATTTCTTTTTTATATCGTACATACTATTATGTGGTTTAGTACTTGTAGGAAAACTATGTACTTCATTAGGCAAAGCATTGTCTGCTTCTTTTTTAATTTTTACAACAAAAAAGTCTTTACCGAATTGTTGTAATACACTTTTCCTATTTGGAAAAAATTGAACACCGTTTTCGTTACTTAATACGAATCGTGTTTCATCTTTGCGTAGAGTAGCAAATTTTTCACCATCTTGTTCAACAATCCAAAATTTATTTTCAATAATTGGCTTGGCAGTTAAAATTGTCATTGTGGGTACCTCGCATTTAATGGTTCAGCATAACTTTGTGCTTGATCAGCAATTTTTTGAAGATCAAAAAGATTACAAAACTTCATAAGTCTAATACCTACTTGACTAATGTTTTTATTTTCTTCAATAGTTTCTGAAATAGTAGTTGCCATAATTTGTTTAATTTCGTCAGGCTGTGCTGTAAGATCGATTAATTCTTTGTTACGTTCGTAATCTTCTAGTACACGATGTTCTTTACCGTTATGATCAGTCCAGCGTTGTAGCATAAGATTATTCCAGTTAAAGCCTTTACTGTTACGATCTTCAAATGCTTCTAACAGTCCGACTTTGTTTTTTGATCCCTTCGTTCTAACTCCCGGATAAGCTGAGAAAACGTTGTCACTTGTGTCTCCTCGCATACACTTTTGGAAGAGTAGCCATTCTGGGTCTGGCGCTTTTTTAGGCTCTCCTGTTTTTTTGTCTTTGACTGGTTGTCCTTTCGCATCAAAATATCCTTCATGTGTGATAGTAGTTTCGCTTACACCGTTATACTGTTTCACGTTAGGTGCTATTAATTGTTCAAAGTCACTGTCTGTACTAATAACAACGTGATTATCATTAGGATGACTTTGAATCCATCCAGCAATTAGATCGTCTGCTTCTAATTGTGAATTCTGTAAAACACTACAGTTTGTTTTTTCATTTACAAAGTCTTTGAATGTATCGAAAGATTCCCAAAATAGTTTATCTTCTTCTTGTTCTCGTTCAGTAAGTGCGGCACGTGCTACAGCTCTATTAGCCTTGTAAGGCTCATAATGATCTTTACGCCAACTGCGTCCTTCTAGACAAAACACAACATGATCGCCATTAAAGTCTTTCCATGCTTTTCTAATACTATTAAGTGTAATATGGAATGCCATGCCAATCTTAATATCAGCATCGCCTCTAACTACATGCCTAGCACGAAAAAATGTATTTGCTGTGTCTACTAGAATATATGTGCTCATGATACTTCTGACTTACCCTTATCAATTTTTGTTACGTTAATAAACCCTGCGTCAGCTTTTGTATCTTGTCCTTCTTCTTCTAAAATATTACGAGCAAGATCTTTAAACCAACGATCGACGATTTCTTCTTCTGGATCACCGTCATATCCATAACCTTCTTGTCTTAATTTTAACACAAAATACTCGTTCCAGTCAAGCTCAAAGAATCCATTTTTAATATTTTCTGGATTTACTTGTGTATCAAGTACAGCAACCCATGGTTCTTTCTTTTTAGTTGCCACTTTCTTTTGCTTCTCTAACAGTTCGCGATGTTCATCTTGCGGAGACTTATTACCTTTTTTAGTCTCTTCTTTTTTAAACATTTTTTTAATAAAATCCATAACTTATCCTTATGTTCCGATAGCATTACCAAACAGGTATACGTGTACCCTTGCGGCTACGTTGTATCCACGTTCGAATGCCATCTTAGCAACAGCACCTGCTGTCTCTGTTTGTTCTTCTTCTCTAGCACCAACAGGCATTACCCAAACAGGATAATCAACCCCTTGTGCTTTAAATTGTGAGATAACATCTTCCATCTCATCCCATTGAGCTTGTTCACTTCCTACAACAAATTTAAGTTGTCCTCTATCAGACAACCAAAAATATTCTTCTACTGTTTCGGGCTTGATTGCTTTCTTTGCCTTTTCACCTGCTACACTCCATAGTTTAGGCGATACACTAAAGAACAATTCAATTTCATCATCTGCTTCTTTATTCCAATAGTCTTTAAATTCTTGTGTTAGTGCTTGTGTTCCATTAGTTTCAAATGTAACACTGGCTGGCATATTATTCATACGTTTAAATTCACGCATAATACCAATGAATGCTTCTTGTCCATGCTTCATCAAAGGCTCACCACCTGTTACACAGAAGTGCTGTCTTTGTCCTGTCACAGGATGTAAAAACAAACCTTCTGGATTTGAATCTGTTTTAATAGTATCAATAATTTGATGTGCTAGTTCGACAGCAGTCTTTTGACCCATCAAATGTTTAAACTTCTTACTCCATGTGTAAGAACTATCGCAACCTTTCTCCCAAACAGGTAAGTCTTCAACACGACTTACTTGACTTGTATCATAATCTTCAAAAGGTAATTCATAAGTATCTGGATTTGTAGGATCAATCTGTCCAAAACCATTACACTGTAGATTACACAAAAAGAAACGTATCCAAGCAGTAGGTACACCTGTATAATGTCCTTCACCTTGAATACTGTGAAAGATTTCGCTGAAGTAGTATTTCTTATCAGTTGCTATTGTCATTATATATATTATACCTTTCTTATTTGTTTTTGTCAAGTTCTTTTTTGGCTATTGACCAAGATCCATTTCCAAGATCTTCCCAAATTAAGTCATCACCAATATCCCATCCTACTTGTGCTAGAGCATCGGGTGGAAGTTCTATAAAAAGTTCTTTTGTTTTATTATTTTCTTGAACTTGTATAGTCCAACTATTTTCGCCAGTCTTTTTTGGATAATCTGTCATTTTACCAAATCCCTAATGTTCTTCCGTTGCCTATAATAATAAAAAGGCAAGTAATAATGTGTAGTAGAATCCACACAGAGCGTATAATCGCAACATTATCTGCTTTTCTGTCATCGTCGTATGCTTTACTTCCTATGGCTTTACACCAATATTTCCACATTCTATATCCTTTAATCTTTCTTGAATTCTAGCAAACACAATTTGATTTCCTTCTTCTGTGTAGTGGTTAATGCTACCTTTATAATAAGGCCACATACTTGATAAGTCAAGGCGATATTTTTCTTTAGCATATGGCAATGCCATATCAAAATGATCAATATGTAATGTAGAAACATATCTTGTTAAATTATTAATTTCTTTTCTAATTAAATTATAAACGTCTTGATAGTAATCTGGATCAAAATGATATTTAAAGTAACCTTTAGCTGATCTTATTGCCGGGTCTAATGTGAATGTCTTTGCTTCTACATCGGACATCAATAAATCGCAATCTTTGTGTAATTCTGTATTATGAATGCTATTACGAGTATGTACTCTGTACGGACTAGTATGTGCTACAACAACAAAATCGTATTGACCTATATTAGAAACGCTTTTTAATTGTTTAAAAATTTTATATTCGCTAACACCTGCTTGTGCTAAATTGGTTACTTTATAGTGTTCGCGAGCTAACAACGGCCAGCCAATACTGCTGTCGTTAGGATATGGTGTAGCAAAACTATCTCCAACAATTAACAGTCGTTCTTTAGCCATTCTAAATAATCCTCGGCAATTAAACTGTGATATGTATGGTTATAGTGTTCATTATCATTTGTATAGTATTTTGTATGATCAATCATCTTCTTTTTAAAATAAGACTCAACAGTCATAGGTGCTACTACTGTTGTTTTTAATTTTCCATAAAATTCAAAAGATTCAGGAAACTTCATCCTATCAGTCATATTAAAAAAGAATAAAGAACAAGCTCTATCAGCACACATTCTATCCATTGTATATATGTCTTTAAAAAAGTCTCTTTGTTCTAAGTGTGTGTTTAAATCAAAGAATAATTTTACTTTCATAAAATTATCTTTTCTTATATCTGGATCAACTAGAGCATTATCTTTATCAAATCCTACACTAGGAATATTTTGAAAATCTCCTTGATGTGGCTTATTATAAAGCTGAAACCGATCTCCGTTGAATAATTGATCTTGATAGATGTCAACAAGTCCATTGTGTTTTTCTTGAACTTTGGTTGTAAAATGATCAACTGGCAAAACTTCCGGTGACAACATTTTATTTCCGGCTAGCATAAATCTATTCCATGATGAAAGCAAAACAAAGACTTCGTCTACATCTGGATAACGATCAAACATGCTTTTTAACCAGTCTGGATATACTCTATTACACGAACCAGGAACAGCATATATAGCAGTTTTTTTATTATGGGCTAAGCCATACAATTCGGCATAATTGTTGTCATTCCAAATAGAATAACTTCCAGGACCAACTTTGCCTAGAACTGAATCATACCCGCATGTATGACTATCACCTAAAAAAACCGTAGTTGCCATATTAGAAATATTTCTCTAATACTTCAATTTGATCGTGATATTCAGCAATGATGTTTAGTTCTTTTTCAATTGCTTCTAGTATATCAGGATGTTCGCCTACACCTGAGGCATTCTTAAGATACACTTCAACATTCATTGCGTGTTTGGCAATGTGTCCTTTTGCGTGTTGTTTAATTGCTTCAATCATGTTTTCACGATTGTATTCTCTACCTAGTGCCATTACTATCTCCTTTTCTATAGTTGCCTTTTTCTGGTATTACATGACGTACCCCGCCACGTGGATCTTCCATGTCACCTTTACGTCTTGGTATAAGATGTACATGCGGCCACATAACAGTTTGGCCTGCTTCTTCCCCTACATTTTGTCCAATGTTATAAGAATCACAAATACCTTTTTGTACCCAATCGTAGCCCCAGGCATACGCGGCTTTATAACATTTAGCAAGACTGTCCCAGTCCTCAATTTTAGGAACGAATAATAAATGTCCTTCTGTTACAGGAAATCCGTCTTTGAATACTACAAAGTCTCTAGTATCAATTACTACTTCTTTCCAAGGAACATCTTTAAAATCCATTAGCGTGATCTCCTAAAAGGTCTAATTGTAGGATCATCTGGTAAGTCACTTGCTTTAACTGTAAACTCGTAACCTGCCATTCTTCCAACATAGTGTTTGTGTTTTGCTTCATAAATGAAATGTACTTTCACTGTATTCATACTTACGTCTAACGACTTTTCAAGGTTAACGTTTATGATATATCCGTTAGTTTCTTTGTCATTGTCTGTACAGTGTACGGTAACCATTTGATCAATCATATTATTAGACATGTAATTCTTCCTTTATATAACGTTTAAGTTCGTGGTCGCCTACGTTCTCAGGTATTTCATTTTTATAAAAAAGTCTATAACTGTCAGAACCGTACTTACCAATACCGTATAGTTGTGTAGCATCTTTACCATCCCAATCTTTAAACTGTTCGCTCATTCGATATAGTCTTTCTGCTCGAACGTGTCGCATACCGAGAGGAGCAATTACTTCTTCAATCTCTGAACGTGTTGCGTGTAGTAAACTTGAGTGTGTAGGCCACTTAGCAAAGAACTTAGGTAGCACTGCTTTAACTTGTTTACGATTAGTTAAGTTAAGGCAAATAACACCAACCATATGTTGCCATACGTTGTCTACTTGTTGTTGTACCATTAAATCATCACGCATCGTCTTTAGCCTTTATGTGTTGGTAATCTAAATACTGTGAACACCATTCGTAAAA